TGTCTTAGCTCCTGCATCCCGCCTAGCCGATGAGCTGGGTGGGCTTTTGTTTGCCCTATTTCCGGAGGACTAATGCCTTGACTGAGCCGTCGATCTTAACCAATTCCAAGCTGGAACCGTGGTTCAACTCCGAGGAGAAGCGAGCCTTACAACGAGCCGCTACCGAGATTTCAGCCCACGCTGTGGGTGAGGTACAGGACGATCTAGACGCTATCAACGCCACTATCCAGAACCTCACTGTTAGCCCGGTAGAGTTTACGTTTACCGCTACCGCTGGTCAGGTTTCTTTCCCCGTAAGCAACGTAGCTACCGATCAGAATGAGCTAGTACTGGTATTCCGCAACGGTCTACGCCTACGCCCGAGCTTCGATTACTCGGTCGCGTTTACCCTAGATCCGGATATTACCACGATTACCCTAACTACCCCGTCAACGCTAGGCGATCAGATTTCCGGGGTAATCTACAACATCGCCGTGGATAGTATCGGTGCCGTAGACGCGGTAGCTCGGACCAGCATTAACAACCTGTCGTCCAGCCTAAATGCCAGTATCGACACACGCATCGGCTTAACCCCGCTCAACAGCCTGTCGGACGTAGTTATCACTACCCCGGCCAGTACGCAGGTACTGACGTACAACGGTACCAACTGGGTTAACTCAGCACCTTCGGCGGCTACTAACCTAGACGCCCTTACCGACGTAACCATTACCTCTCCGGCAAGCAATAACACCCTGACCTACAATGGTAGTCAGTGGGTCAACACTCCTCTAGCAGAGCTGATTTCGCTCCAAGACCTGAGCAACGTGACCATCACTTCCCCGGTGGTTGGGCATGTTCTAAAATGGAACGGTTCAGGTTGGGTTAATGATGTGGACCAGACCGGTGGTGGAGGTGGTGCTACTAACCTGTCGTTCACTCGCAACGCGACTACGGTCACGGTCGAGAGCGACACTGGTGTAGACGCTATCCTACCAGCGGCTACCACCTCCCTAGCCGGTGTCTTCCCGGCAGCAGACAAGACCAAACTAGATGGTATCGCTTCCGGAGCTACAGCTAACTCGCCAGACGCTACCCTACTCAGCCGAGCTAACCATACAGGGACTCAAGCTCTTAGCACTCTCAGCCAGAGCGGAGCTACTACAGGTCAGGTAGCCCAGTGGAACGGTACCTCGTGGGTACCAGCCACAGTCTCGGGTGGCGGTGGTGGTGGTGTAACCAGCGTAGGCCTAACCGCATCCGGCTCAGACTTCTCGATCACTAACACACCGATCACGTCCAGCGGTAATATCGACATTGTGCTTAACACCGTACCGGTAGCCAAGGGCGGTACAGGCGCTACCTCAGCGAGTACGGCCCGTACCAATCTAGGTCTAGGCTCACTGGCTACTCTGAACTCAGTTAACAACAGCAACTGGTCAGGTACGGTTCTAGCCTTAAGCAACGGTGGTACCGGTGCTAGCGACGCAGCTACCGCCCGCTCCAATCTAGGAGCAGCGGCCGCCAGCCACACTCATGCCGCCACAGATATTACTAGCGGTCAGCTAGCCGACGCTCGTCGCGGTGTGTTTGTACAAAGCACTGCTCCTACCGGCGTGACCGGCGGCGTCTGGATTTGGTAAGCCTATGACTTTTCAGATTTGGGATGGCAGCTCGTGGCGTAACCCGGCATTTGTTCGTCGCTGGGATGGCTCTGCTTGGGTAGATGTAGGGCAAGCGTCGAAGTGGAACGGTTCTGCGTGGGAACAGGTATGGCCGCTCATCGTAATCCAGATTACGGACCAACTTATTGCAGACGCTAACCCGTCAGGTAATGCCGGCTACAGCTTACTGTCTAGCGGGCAGGCACAAAGAGCTAACGGCACCTCAGGAACCACGAACATTACCGGTGAGTGGAAAACTGGAGGCGGTGCAGGTGGAGATTACGAAGCACGAGCCACGCTTAACTCAGGGGCTCTTGCTAGCGGATCTAGTGCTACCGGTACATGGCTGTCTCTAGCTTCTGGTCGTACGTGGTTCTGTGATTCTGTAAACACCGCTGCCAACTTGACCGTAGAGATCCGAAATGCTACTACCCTAACGGTGCTAGATAGCGCAAACATTGACCTACAAGTAGGAATTTAACATGCAAATCAAGCGTAGACCAGTGGATAAAGTACGTCTATTCGGTCAAGCAGCCGCCGATTTAGAGCGTCATGAAGCGGTACGAGAGTACGCATATCCGGACCCTTTAAGCCTTATTGCTCGTAAATATCGCCGTCTACCGTGGGGATTTAAGCCGGCTCGTGAGTTGCTGGCCCTTATCCCGGAAGGCGAGGAGCACGGTCGTCCTTGGACTGTAGGCATTGGGTTTACCCACGGCGTTACCCCGGATTCCCGTATGTCCGCCACGATGGCTAGGCAGAAACTTAAAGAGAAACTGAACTTCTACTGGGAAGAGTTGACTAAGGTGATCCCTGATATACAAGATCACCCGTTTGTTATCCAGACGGTGTTCTTGAATATGATCTTCAATCTGGGTAGGCATAGGCTTTCGCAGTTTGTGAATACCCTCAGGTTCCTAAAGGAGCGTAACTACGCTCAAGTCGCTAAAAACCTAGAGCAGTCCTTGTGGTTCCGACAAGTCGGTTCCCGAGCGGTTGAGCTAGTAGACCGAGTTCGCACGAACTCCATCAAAAAGGAGCATATCTGGAATGGCTAAGCGTGATCGCAACAAAGTAAACAAGGAAGTAGTCCTCAACGTCTATACCAACCAGCCGACTAAGCATCAGTACGACCTACTTGAGATGTTCTATCGTGGCACGTACGGCGGTACGATTGGTCTTATGGAGGCAATGAACAAGGAAACGGATACCCTAGAAATGATTCTTGTGGGTATTGCGTACGAAGACGGCAAGCAGGTTACTTACCCACTGGCACGAATCCTTAAACCGGAAGAGGTAAGTCTTTACCTAGCTCCGGACGGCAAGGGAGGCTACGGTACCGATGAGTCAAGCGACTGACAAGAAGCAGTGGATTGCTGATGTAGTTGCGGCATACGAGGGTGGTGCTTCTGACCCGGAGATTCTAAAGATCATGCGGGTTACGCAGTCCACCTTCGACAACTACTACGACACGGTACCAGCGTTCAAGGAAGTAGTGGACTTAGGCCGAGCAATGGCCAAGGCGTGGTGGTTGGAGCAAGGTCGCCTCAACATCCACAACACCAAGTTCAATACAACCCTATGGGCCTTCCACATGAAGAACCTGTACGGCTGGGCCGATAAGACAGAGACGGTAAATACCAACGAGAACTACGACAACATGGACCTGAATCAAATCGAGTCCATGCTACGTAAGAAGCTCCCCGGTATGTACAAGATGCTCAAGCCTGAGATGACTGACGCGGAGGTAGTATCACTTGACGCACATCGATCTAAGTGATCTAGACAACTTCAAGCCGGGTCAGATTGTCATTGCAGACCTAGAGCAAATGAAGCGGGAAACGCAAGGCCCCTCTAAGCAGGGGCTTGCGCGTGAGCTAGCTACACTGAACAAGCTCATGGAAGTCTATGAGCGTAAGCTACAGGAAGCCGGGACGGCCAAATGGTTCGTTCCCGGCACTCCTTTTTCTATCGACAACTGTCCTCGACACAAGGCATTCTTTGAGGCCGGTGCAACCTACAGCGAACGACTGTTCCTTGCAGGTAACCGCGTAGGTAAGACGGTATCTGGTGCCCTTGAATCGTCATTCCACGCTACCGGAGACTATCCGGATTGGTGGAAAGGACGTCGATTTGATGAGCCGACCCACGGCTGGGCGATTGGTAAGACCGGTCAAACCACCCGAGATACGGTACAGAAGGAGCTGATGGGCCAGCTTGGTCGCCTAGGCACTGGTACAATTCCCAAGGATCGTATCATTTCGGTGACAACCAAGCAGGGTATTGCTGGTGGATACGACATTGTGCAGGTACGTCACCGCTCTGGCGGTGTATCCACTATCGGTTTCAAGTCTTACGATCAGGATTTGTCGGCATTCGTAGGTACGGCTAAGCATTGGGTGTGGCTGGACGAGGAATGCCCGGAGATGATCTACAACGAGTGCTTGATTCGTACCATGACTACCGACGGTATCACGTACGTAACGGTCACTCCTCTCCACGGTATTACCAACTTCATCGTAAACTACTGTAAGAACGCGGATTTCGTGGCCGGAGCTAAGCCGGTTACGGTAAATGTGGTAGACGACCCAGATGAGGTTAAGACTTTTGGCTCAGCTACTGAACAAAAGCCCTCACGAGCTGTAATTCAGGCTGGCTGGGATCACGCACCGTGGCTAACTGAGGAATCAAAGGAGCGTCTAGAGGCCAACACCCCACCTCATCTACGAGAATCGCGTCGAAATGGTACCCCATCTATCGGCGCTGGTAACGTGTATCCTCTAGCTCTTGAGCAAATTGTGGTAGATGACTTCGATGTACCAGAAACATGGCCCCGTTTGTACGCACTTGACGTAGGCTGGAACAGGACCGCAGCTATCTGGCTAGCAATCAACCCAAACACCAAGGAAATGTTCGCGTATTCTGAGCATTACCTAGGTCGAGAGGAACCAGAGATCCACGCCTCAGCAATCTTGAACCGAGGTAAGGGTATTCCCGGTGTAATTGACCCGGCATCTAGGGGTCGATCGCAGATTGACGGTAGGAAGCTAATCCAGATCTACCGGAACATGGGACTTTCCCTAACCGAAGCACAGAACGCTGTAGAAGCTGGCATCCAAGCTGTATGGTCAGCCCTAAGTACCGGCAAATTGAAGATCTTCAAGTCGCTGGTGAACTTACAGAAGGAATACTTTGTCTATAGGCGCGACCTTAATGGCAAGATCATTAAGGAAAACGACCACCTTATGGACGCCCTTCGATACGCTGTAGTAATGGCCCACCGAGCACAGGCCCAAGTAAGAATTCAACGAACTGGAGGTACCGGAATTGGATCAGGAATCAGATATGACCTCTAACCCAGAGGGTATGGAGCCAATCGAGGAGCTATCTCCCGAGGAGTTGGCCGAACAACAGGCCGAGGCTGCGCGTATCGCTGAGGAAGCTAAGCAGC